TCCGTCATCGTTGAGGACGTCCCATGGTGTCTGCTCGAGTTCACCCTGGGCGGCGTCGCCGAGGTCGGCGAGGTTGTCGTCGGGTTCGGGGGCGCGGTCGGGTACGTCGCTCATGGTTCCTCCAAGTGGGTTGTGGGGCCGGTCAGACGGTGACGCCGGCAGCGTCTTTCCACACTGCGCCGTTCGACCAGATTGGCTTGCCTAGCGTCGAGTCCCACACCTGCGCCCCGGCGCCGACCGTCGCCGCCGAAGGGCGGCCGGCGGTCGTGACAGCGCTAGCACCGATCGCAAAGTCGGACCCGATGCACCCGGCCGCCTTCCGCCGCCAGTTGGTGTCCGAAGCCGCAGCCCCGGACGAGTACTCGGTCCTGCCATCCGCCAACAGGTTGTAGCGGGAAACGACGTCCCCGTCCTGAAGGATCTGCAGAGCGACAGACCCGGCGGGGCGGTTCGTCTGGACCCGCGAGTGGAACTGGCGTCGTACGTTCTGCTCGTTCAGCTCGTACCGGGTCGCTCCACCGAAGTTGATCTCTCCCTGCTCCCACACGTTGCCGGTGGCAGCGACCTTGAACAGGATGCCGGCGGCAACAACCGTGTTCCACCCCGAAACGTAAAGGTTCGCCCCGGCCTGCACGTCGAAAACCCGCAGGTTGGCGTAGACGGCAACCCCGGTGATGGTGACAGCATCCACGATCAGCTGAGAAGGCTGAAGTGCGCCGCTCACCGTGTAATCCTGGGCGACCCGGATCATCGAAGGTACCGCCATCGTCGTCAGCCCGGACGACGCCGCCAGCTGACAGTTCGACAGTTGGTTGCTGACTCCGGCACCATGGTTCACCATCGGTCCGGCGTTGGCGGTCGTGTATTCCATGATCATGTTGTCGATAACGTTCTCAGCCGTGTACGCGATCGCGCTGGCACCTACCGCCGTAGCCCGAAAGTCGATGTTGTACCGGCCGGCGTTGCTGCTCTCAGGCTTCAGGAAGTGGTTGCCGGCCGCACCCATGTCAAACACGAAGTTGTCCCGAGCGGACGCGTTCACGTTCACCAGAGAGAAGAGACTGTTTTGGGTGGCGGCCAGGATGAGGCCGTCCTGTGCGGCGCCGCTGATCTCGATGTTCTCATAGGTCCGGGTGCCGACAGCGCACCGCATCGGGTTGAGTGCGACGTTGTTACCGTTGATGTAGAACCCGCCGGACTTGCCGCCGCCGGACCCGACGACGCCGTTGACAGCCGTGTCCTTTCCGAACCTGACACCGGACCCGGCGGCGGTACACAGGATCTCCGAAGCTGCGAACGCGCTCGGGAGGGCACCAAGTCCGACGATGTCGACCGAGTGGGGGACGACCGCTTCAGCAGCGATCTTCAGCAACGGCGGGAGAAGGACAGCGCCACCGCCAGCGTTGAACGCCGCCTGGCAGGCCGAGGCGAACGCCGCATCGTTGTTCGCCGCGTTGACGTCCCAGGTGGGCTGCTCGGCCACCGCCGCCACTATCGGGACACGGGTCTTTTTCGCCATGCCGACCGTTGAGAGTGCGTCGACATCAGCCGGGGACAGTTGGCTCAGCTTCGTGGGCACATCAGGCTCCCGTCACGAGGGTCATGAGACTTCCAACGGTTCAAGGCGCCACTCAACGGACCACGTCCGCCGGCGGCCGGTCATGCTGACCGTCTCGGTGATCCCAGCGATCCGGCAGACCGCCGTCAGCGTCTGTGTTTGGGCCGGATGCTTCCGCTTCACGGTCACCACGTCATCAATGTCGAGGGTGAGCACAGTGCCGGTGACCGCGTCATCACCGAGCGGGTGGAGGACGAGCGGGTCAAGAGCGACCTTCGGGTCCTTCCCGTTCCGGACAACCCACTGTGCGTACTCGAGCGCCTGAGCGTCAGTCGAGAACATCAGGTCGCCCAGCTCACCGTCGGTCGGCCCGCGCCGCCCGAACCGGTCAACGTATGACATGCCCGTGCCGGGGACGAGGTCGGTTGCGACCGCTTCCTGTACGTTGCCTTCAACGTTCTTCGCCCGGACAACCGTGACGACGTTCTGGTAGGAGGCGTCGGTGCTCACCGACTGGTAGGGCATGTCGCCAGGCACGGGCGGCCCCGCGGGAGCCCCAGGCCAATCTTCGGTCATGATCGGGTCGCCGCTTTCGGTGGTGACCGTGTCGCCCGACTCGGTCAGCAACTGCGTCGACGGCGACTCCGGCGACGCCGGTGACCCTGGCGTCGCCGGCCGGTTCCCGAACGTCGCCCGGCTGGCCCGCATCGCCGCCAGGTCCGCGCCGCTACGAAGGACAATGTTCCCGTCGACGGTGTCGAGCATCCGACCCCTGGCGGCCCGTGCCAACCGGTGGAAGTAGGTGAGTGCCTTCCCGCCGAGTTGGGTGCGGCCCAGCACGGCGGTGCTGTTGGCGCCGCGGGACATGCGGCTTGCCGGAAGGTTCGCTGCGGCAACAACCCGGTCGAAGCGTGCGTTGACGCTGTCACCGAACCACGGCTTCACCATCGCGTTGTTCACAGCGACCGCCTCTGTCGCCGTGATCGCCCGGTTCCAGCCGACGACCTCGTCGAGTTCGGTCGGTTCCGCCTCTGTCACCCCGATCGTGCCCATGACGAGCACCGTCGGAGAGGGGAGGGTGACGGAGGTGGCCGCCGGAGCAACGATCGTGTCGTCGATGTAGACGACAACACCGGTCTGGTCTCGAACGATGGTGACGACGAACCAGTCGGCTCGGATCTGTGCTGGGAAGAAGATCTGGTAGGGCGGCGCGTTACTGACGAACGTGATCGTAAAGTTGAAGAGGACGTTGCCCCTGAGGATCACGTTGATCCGGTTTTCCCAGAACCCCGTCGCGTCGACAGAGTTTGTGTGGACAACCTCGAACGGGATGGGGGCGGTAGTGCCATGTGCCGAGATCGGATAGGTCTTGTGGACGCCAACCTGGCTTGGCCTGGTCAGGTCAAGTTTGCAGACGGCGGAGACCGTCCATGACTGTGAGCCGGCGATGTCCGACGGCCCGTACTTGCCGGCGTACGCGGTCACCGGGTCCATTCGTCGGGCGGACCCGGGGATCATCGTCGCACCCTCGACCCGGGTGGTCGGCCCGTTGACGCCCATGTCTTCCCCGGCGGATCCTGCGTCGTCGAGTGTGGCGGCCGGTTCCGGGTCGTCCATCCGCCACCAATGCTTCGGAGCGGTGTTCCTGATCGTCGTTTCCCACACTGAGCCGGGCAGGTCAACCTCTGCGAGGTTGGCGAGCCGGCCGAGGGCGGTGTAGGTGGCGACCTCGTCCGCGAAGCCGGTCCACTCGGTGGGGAGCGTGTCGAGCAAACCTTCGAAGCGGTAGTGGATGACACCGTTCCAGTCGGTCGTCCACATGCACGGGCGTCGAGGTTCGACGTTCGGGTAGTACGGCGAGGACGGGTTCTGCATGGAGAACCGGCCGTCCCGGTTGTCGAGTCGTGCGGTGAGCCGGCTGGCCCGGTTGACGGCGTCCCTCGGCTGCCGGCCACGTTCCCGGCCGACCGAGAGAAGCCACGGTGTGCAGTCCGTCCACACCGGGTTCGGCTCCCATGGGGTCGATTCCCATGCGACGAAGAACCTGTCCCGGGGGAGGGGCATCAGCCGACGGCAGTGGCGAAGGCGTTGCTGCCGCCGTCCTCGATGAACAGGACCCGCATCCGCTTCTTCAACTCAGACATCGACATTGTCATCCCGTCGAGCGACACCACCGGCTGCACCACCACAGGCGCCCCACCGGAGCCGCCCACGCCGCCGGAGGAGGCGAACGTCGGGGATGCGGCCGCCGAGGACGGCACGCTGCCCGTGACAGCCCCGAGGGTGCGCCGCAGGCTGTCCCGCTGACCCTCAATCCCCTTGATGAACCCGCCCATGACGGCGGCGCCGTTGGCAACCAGAAGGGTCTTGTCCCGGTCGAGCGGGCCCTTCCAGTTGGGGATCATGTTCGTCACCGACCCGAGCACGTTCCGCAGCGAGTTGATCTGCGACTGCACCCCGTCGATCAGCCCGTACAGGATGCTCCGGCCGGCGTTGAACAGCACACCTGACAGGTCACCGACCGCCGACCGGATCTGGCCGGGCAGGCCGGCCAGGACGTTCATGACACTGCCAACGCCGCTGCGGATCCCGTTCGCCATAGCACCCATGGCCGCAATGGCAACCCCGGCGAGAGCGGGGACCAGGCCGGCGAGTGCGCCGACGGCCTGCCCCGGCAGGTTGGCGAAGATGCGAGCCACACCACGCAGCCCTTCACCGAAAGCACCGATCATCCACGGCAGAGCCGTCCCGAACCACCAGCCGGCGAGAGCCGGCACAAGGTTCGCCAGGGCCCCGACCGCCCACTGCGCGAGGTTGACCCACAGTCCGGCAAGGTTCCTGAGCCCGGTCAGCATGGCCTCACCAAGCCACGGCATCACCGTCCCGTACCACCAGGCGACCAGCTGCGGCACGTACTCGACCAGGTTGGACAAGGTGAATCCGACGAGGTCCCACCAGATGCCGGCAAGGTTCTGAATGCCCGACCAGATGGCCGCACCCACAGCGGGGAGGGCGGTCCCGTACCACCAGACGACGATCTTCGGGACCCACTCGGCGAGTGCGGCGATCACTCTCGGTGCGAACTCCTGGAACGTCGTCGCGATCCATGTGATCGCCTGGTCGAACAGCGCAGGCAGCCGCTCCCAGTTCTTCCACAGCAGGAACGCCGCAGCGGCGACCGCCGCTACAGGGGAAAGAACGACGAGGAGTGCGGCGCCGAGACCAATGAGGATCGGCTGCAAGTTGTTACCGATGAACCGGGCCACCGTGTCAACGACGTTCCGGAACGTCTCGAAGTGCTTGTAGGCGTACACCAGTCCGGCGGCGACCGCTGCGATGGCAACAACTACCAGACCGACCGGGGAGATCAGGAACCCGACCGCTGCGACGAGTCCGGTCACGATCGACACGACCGGGCCGAGCGCCATGAAGCCGGCGACGATCCCGAGGATCACCCCGGGCGGGACGGCGGCCAGCAGCTTCGCGAAGCCGCCGGCCATCTTCGACACGACCGGGAGAATCTGGCTGAGCCCGGCAACAATGCCGGGGACCAACCCCATCAGCGACTTGAACAACTCGAGGATCGGTGGCACCAGACCGGCGATCGCCGGGCCAACAGTCGTGAACGTCCCGCCGATCGTCTTCGTGATCTCCGGCATCATCCGCTTGATCTCAACAAGCGCCGGCTTCATCATGTCGCCGAGACCCTGCGTCGCCGTGTCCTTCAACGTCGACAGCATCCCCATCGCACTGTTCGACTGGGCGTCCATCATCCCCTTGACGCGCCCCATGGCGGGGCCCGCCTGGGTTTCCAACGCCTTGAACAGGTCGTTGACGTTCCCCTGCCCGGCCGACACCTTCTTCTGTGCCTCGGCGACGGACACACCCATGACGGTGGCGAGGGCGTCCCATGCGGGGACGCCAGCCTCGGCGAGTTGCAGCATCTCCTCGCCGGTGATCTTCCCCTTCACCTGCATCTGCGTCAGCGCAGTGACAGCCCGGTCGATGCCCTCAGCACCGGTGCCCATGGCGGAGGTCGAGTCGCCGACGGCGCGCATGATCGGGATCACCCTCGACGCTTCGGTGCCGGTGGCCAGCAGCCTCGAGGCGGCGTCCTTCAACCCGGGCAGCTCAAACGGTGTGGCAGCCGCGAACTGGCTGAGGTCGGCCAGGAACGACTTGGCCTTGCCAGCGTCGCCCATGATCGACGTAAACGCAATCTCCGACTGCTCAGCCTGCGCCGCCGCTGCAATACCTAGGCCGCCCAGGGCGGCGATGCCGCCGCCGACACCGAACGCCATCGCCGCGCCCAACTTCGAGGAGGCGCCGGTCAGCTTGCCCATCCAGGAGCCGCCCTTGGACTCGTCGCCGAGGTCGTTCAGCTTCCGGTCGGCTTCGCTGGTGTCAGCGTCGACGGCGACCGTCAGCCGTTCCAGCACACGTCCAAGGCTCGGCATCAGGTCACCTCCTCCTCGACTCCTGGTGCTTCTGCACCGTCTCCTCCGCACCGGCACGGGCCCGTGCGAGCAGCTGGGCACGCACCACCGTCTGCCACCGCCAACCCTCGACCGTCTCCGGTGACTGCCCGTACCGTTCCGCCACCTCGTGGACCGTCACCCACGTCGGTGGTACGAAGTCGTCCTCAGGCTCGAAGCCGAGGGCGTCGCAGATCAGCCAGCGGCGGAGACGCCGTTCGCCCCCCCCGACGCATCAACCTCCGCAGCCTGCTGCAACGCCGTACGGGCCGCCAACAGGAACTCGATCGGCAACAGCAGCATGTCGTCGTAGGAGCGGAACATCATCGTCTCCTCGTCATCGAGCCACATGTTCCACTCGACGACGACCCGCTCGAGGGTGCGGGCGGCGTCAGCGATGAACGTCTGCGTGCGGGCAGCCTTCTCGACGTCCGTCTCGTCAGCAACCTCGGTCAGGTCTGCGGAGACGACCTCGCCGACGGTGACGCCGGACATCTTCACCCGCATCACGATCTCGTCGCCACCCCAGTCGAACCGGGCGGTGCGAACCGGGCCACCCTCGATGATGGCCTTCAGCGACGGCACTACAGGGCGGCCGTGTTGTTGACCAACGTCAGCCGCTCCGAGTAGCCGAGCGTCGAGTCGTAGACGATCCGCATCGGCCAGGCGCCGCCCATCACACCGTCCTGGTCCTCGATCGGGGCCATCTCCCGCACCTTGCACGCAATGTCGTGCCGGAACAGGAAGGAGGCGTTACCGGGGATCGTGGTCCCGCCGCCGATCTTCCATCCGCCGGCTGTCGTCGCCAGCTGGGCACCCTTCGCCTCAACTCGAATGAACACGGTCGACCCGGCCCGCAAGTTCGTCAACAGGCCCATGCCGGAGGCGTCAGCCTGGACGGTGAGTGTGAGCGACGCTTCCGGCTTCGCCTCGACAGCGTCAACCCATGACGGCTTCGCCGAGTCGAGAATCCAGTAGTCGGCGAACTTGCCGGTCCGTTCCCACTCAACCTTCGATGAGCGGGCCAGCTTCGTCGTGCCGATCGTCGCCGCCGACGGGTTCAGGTAGATGTCGATCTGCGGCGACTGCACAGGGGTGGCGACCACCTGCGTCGGCGCCGCCGTGAGCGTCACCCCATCCTCGATCCGCTGGCCGATCAGCGCCCCGGAGATGGCCGGGGCGCCACCGCGGCGGCCCATCGAGTAGCCGAGGTCTTTCACGACACCGGCACCGGCACGGAACGCCCGGTACGCGGAACCCCGCTCGATCGTCAACGTCTTCGGCACGTCGAGCGTCGACTGGGTGGCCGTCCACTCGTACCCGTAGGCGCCGGTCGTGGCGCCCCCGGCGGCGTCGGTGATCGCCCGGGACGTGGCGACCCCGTAGTGTGCGGAGAGGAGGTAGGCGAACTCGTCGTAAGTGAGCCGCCCCTCGAGTGCTGCTTCGGACCACTCAGCGACCTCGGTGACGAGGGTGGCGTCCTTCTGGCCTTCGGGGGTGAACTCGTCGGTCTCAGCCATCGGGTTCAGCCGGATGGTCGTGGCGGACAGCCGCTTGTTGGCGGCGACCATGGTGCCGGGAATGGTCTCGAGTCCGACCTGGACGGCCTCGACGACTGATGCACGCTCAGCCATTGGCGGTCACCTCCCCGCTGGTCGGCTCGTCGACGGGCTTGCCGTCGGGCCGGTAGTCGTGGTGACGGGTCACAGCGTCGGTGTCCTCGGCGTCGGCGTACGGCCGCTCCGGGTAGTCGCCGACCTTGGCCGGCCTGTCGGCCTGACCCTTCGGCGTCGGGGTGGAACGGTTCGGCACAACGGCCTCCTTCGGAGGGGGTGGTCAGATGGTGTGGGCTGTGATGTCGTACTGGCCGCCGCGGTGCCACCAGTGGTGACCGTCGGCTGATTCCAACTGCTCGACGGTGACTTCCGCCCAGTCGCAGACAAAGTGGTGACCGTCGAAGTCGCCGGACAGCCCGGACAGCGCCTCGATGCGACGCAGCACCGGGCGGAGCCGCAAGCTGTCCCGGCCGCCGCCGACCGCTTTGATCTGGTAGCGGCGGGTGATCTGCACCGTCGACCCGACCCCGGTGAGCAGAACCCGGCCGGCGTCAGCAACAGCAACAAAGTCGAACACGACATAGGCGGTCGCCTTCCCTGCGACGTCGAGCGACCCGCCGGGGAGTAGTTCGTCGGGGGCGGAACTGTTGTAAATGTTCTGCCCGACGAGGGCGACAAGGACGGGGTCGGCTCGGAGGGTGGTGAGCAGCCAGCCGTTCGCCAGGTCGGCGTAGATCACATCGCCTCCTCGATACTGCGGGCCACAGCACCCTTGGAGGCGAGGAGTGCGGGAACGAGAAACGGGTAGGCGGCAGCGTGACGGGCCCCGGACTCGGCGATGTGGGAAGCATGATGGGTGCCGACGATGAACCAGACACCCGGGCCCATCTGCATCCCCACGATCCCGGCGGCGATCCTCGACGAGTAGCCGGCAACGTTCGACTGCGCCAACCGGACGATGCCGGGCACCGCGTTCGCGATGCCGTCGTCGACCGCTTGCTGGACCCGGTTGATGGCCTGCCGGGTGTTGTCCTCGGTGACCTTCACCTTCACCCGGATCATTCGTTCGCCTCCCGGCCGTCGAGGCTGTGATGGACGACGACCTGGCCACCTTCCACAAACTCGACACGGGGGCCACACGGGCAGTCGTCGCCTTCCAGCTCATGCTCGATCAGGTCGCCGGCCGGGTAGACGTGCTGGACGCTCACGGCGAGACCTCCTTGAGGTTGACCTCCCAATGGTGCGGGCCACGGGGCGTGCGAGCCAGATACGGCGACCCCTCAACCTCGAACGTACGACCGTCCTTCACCACCCGGTCACTGCCGTCGAGCTCCACGTCGGCGGGGAGGAACAGGCGGAGCGACGTCGACCGCCGGTCACCCTCCGTCTCATCATCCGACGTTGACGACTGAGCCAGACGGCACAGCACGTCAGTCGACGTGGTGGTGACCGTCGGGTTCCCCTCAGCGTCCGGCACCGCCGACGAGGTTCGGACGAGGGTCGCTGGCTCGGTCAGGAAGTTGGCGATGCTCACCAGCTGGACAGCAGGATCGACCCGATACCAGACCTGCGGTACGGGTTCAGCCGGGCCCGGTCGACGAGCCCGACCGGCCGGCGGGACTCGTAGGACTCGGAGTAATCGCCCAACGACATGGACCGCAACCCCTGCGACCCAGCCGCCTGCAGATGTGAGGCGACAGCCTCAGCGACCAGCAACACCAGCGGCGACCCGGCCGCCGGGTGCCCGTGCGTGTACGTCACCGTCACAGTCGACGTCCAGCCCCACTCGGGGCCGTTCGCCGACGGGAAGTCGGTCGGCAGCGACAGGACACCCTTCGGCGACACCGACCAGGAGGAAACGGCCAGCGCTGCCCCGTTTACCGACACCGCCGTGACGGCGACCACCGGGTAGCGGGGCAGCGTCAGCGGCTCACCGTACGAACCGGTCAGGGTCACCGTCTCGGTGGTCGCCGGTTCGATGTCGTACCCCGGGAGGTGCATGAGCACCTCGGCCTCGACGAGGTCGAGGACCCGGCTCAGGCCACCCTGCTCGCCGATGTCGACGGGCCGGAGGAGGACCGCCTCCACATCGGCAAGCGTGGTGGCCGTCACCGTCTGCTACCTGGTGGGCGCCGTGTCGACGCCACCCTTGAGGCCAGTGGCGTCACCGATGTCCTCGGCGCGGGGGCGCTGCGCTTCCACGCGGGCAGTGGGCTCCCCGGGCTTGGCGTCCTTCACGGGGACGACCTGGGTCGGGTTGTAGCCGTTGGGGCCGATCCGGTCCCTGTAGTCGCCTCGCTTCGGGCCGATCCCGAGGGCGTCCTCAGGGCCGACGGGCTCGTCGGGGGAGCCGGGGAGCATCGGCACTCCGACGTCGGTAGCGTCACGGTCGACCGGGGCCTTGGTGGTCTTCGAGTCCATTGGCTCTTCTCCTGTGGGCTTGGGGATGGGTAGACGGATCACGCGGCGAGTACGCCGGTGAGACGGGCGGCGCCACGGCCGAACACGGCGAGGCCGGTGAAGAACTCCAGCCGGGTACGGAAGACGGGCTTGGCGTCGATCTCTCCGAGGTCCTTCACCTGCACGCCACCGTTGGTGAGCCCGGCGACACCGGCAGAACCCTCGTTCTGGGTGTAGCGCACGGCGTAGATCGAGGTGGCGGTCCCAGTGGCCGTTCCCTGCGTCTCGGTCTGCGGAATGACGTTGGTGCCGTCGGCCTTGGTCCCGATGTCCAGCATGGGGATGCCGTTGTAGGTCGGGACTGTCGCCGGGCGCTCCCCGAAGAAGGAACGCTCGATGAAAGCGGTACCGCCGAGGCGGCGGCCGGACGACATGACCCGGGCACGGATCGCAGCGTTCATGTAGAGAGCCTCGGCGCCGCCGGGGACGGCTGCGATCAGCGTGTCGAGGGCGTCGAAGAAGTCGTGACCGCCAGCGACCGGGCCGACCCCGTTCGGCGCCGCCACCACGACCTGGGCGCCAGTGAGGCGCTTCTTCAGCCCGTCGAAGCTGTTGGCGTCCACGGCGGTGTCCCCGTTGATGAAGGCGTCCTGGTACTTGGTGACGGCGGCCTTGACCTTCAGGGTGGTCTGCTCGGCCCGCAGGTCGGTCAGGTTGCCCCGGGTCTGCACGAGGAACGTGTCGACGTCGGCGTCGCCGCCGAGGATCACGAGCTTCTCGGTCCTCGGGTTGATCGTGCCGGTCGACTCGGTGTAGGCGCTGTTCACAGCCCGGAACTCGACCCCGGGAAGAGTCAGCTCCTCGTTGTAGGCGTACGCGTTGCCCTCCACGGTGAGCAGCGGAAGGCTGTCGAGGACGGGGGACGTCAGGACGAACGTCTCGATGACGCCGCGCTGCAGGTCGTCCGTGCTGTACTTCGCCGATTCGGCGAGGGTGAGTGCCACGTTTGGGTCTCCTTGTTTGGGTGGCTACCCGCCCCGCTGAGGGACGGCTAGGTGTTGGGTGTGCTGTTGGCGTAGGCCGCACGAAGGCGGTCAGCGCCGGGGGATAGTTCAGTGGTCGAAGCGGCTGGGACGGCTCCGGACCGCATCCGCTCCTTCGGTCGCCCTGGCACTGGTGCTGCCGGTGCCTCGGCCGCCGGCTGTGCGGCGATGTACTCGTCGGCGCTTGCTTCCAACTCTTCGCGGGTAACGCCGGGCAGGAACTTCGCCATGGCGGGACTGATGCCCTTCTCTGCGGCCACCGTCGATCGCAGGATGACGGCCTTCGCTTCGTCCCGCTCACGTTCGGCGAGGTTGAGCCGTTCGGCCATCCGCTCCGACTCGGTCTTCCCTGCCTCTTCGAGGGCTGCGAGCTTCTTGGCGGCATCCGCGTTCGACTTGGCCTGCGCCTCGTTCTTACGGGCGAGTGCCTTCCACTTCTCCACCTCGGACGTTTCGTCCTTGGCAGCGGGCTTCGCAGCCGGCTTGTCGTCTGGCTTGTCGTCGGGTTGGTTGTCTGGGTTTTGCTCTTCGGTCACTACTGTTCTCCTCCCGTTTCGGGTGGTTGTGAGCCGTTTCGGCTCTGTTGGTCACCGGCCTTCGATGGCTCGGCGGAACGCGACGGCGGGCGTCAACCCGTCCTCTGTGCGGGCGGTCCGTTTCGCCTGCTTCCACAGGTCAGCGAACTCGCGGCCCTTCCCGGGCCACGGCTGATCCCGGGTGAACACCGGCTCAGCCGAACACCCGCACTTCCGGTGATACTTCGCGCCGTCACGGGCCACCGTCGCGGTCTTCACCGATCGAAACACGGGACCGCGGCTGGCGAGAAGGGCGCAGAATGCACAAGGGTTACCGTCCGTGACCCGGGCATACCCGAGGGCTGTCGGGTCACGGTCGATTGAGCCGAGGATCGTCTCACGGCCACCGTTGAGCACCTGGCGGGACACGTCGCCGGCCACGTTCGTCAACGTCACGGCGGCGGCGTCCGGGCGGGCGAGGGCCACCAGCCGGCCGGCGGCGCCTGGACCGATGATGCGAAGCGACGTGGTCACCTCAGCCGGCGACGGGGGCGGCACCACGATCGGCGTCAGCGGGCCCGTCACCCCTTCGGCCGCCCGGAACTCGCCGTAGTAAGCGGCAGCCAACCCGGCCGACACCGCCCACCGCGCCTGGATGAGCGCAACAAGCGCCGTCTCCACCGTCGGCCAGGAACCGGCGATGTCGTCAACCTGAAACGCCCGCCAGATGGTCAGCAGGTCCCGCAAGGTCGCCGCCCGGAGCACCAGCTGCCGGCGGCGGTGACGCTCTGTGAGCGCCGACGCCTCAACCGTCGACGCCAACAGGGCCCGCCGGCTCAGAGGCGCCCATCTGACGGTCGAGGATGGCTTCCAGCGACGACAGCGAATCGGCGGAGGCGGCCGTCGCCTTCCACCGCTCCACGTCCTGCTGACTGACGCCAGGCACCCGCTCCCACAGCTCCTGCGGCGGGATACCAAGCATCGTCGCCATCTTCCCGAGAGCATCAACAACCTGGGCGAGCGACCGGGCCTCAGTGTCCCGCCACCGCACCTGAGCTGAATCATCCACCTCGAGCCCGGCCATCCGGCCGGCAAGGTTCAGGTACTGCTCGAACGACTCGCCCTGCCCGGTCTCACGTTCCCCGATCTTCCGACGCTGCCCGGCCTCAGCGGCGGCGAGAGCTTCGGCTGCCAGGTTCGCCATTTCCCCAAGCAGCGAATGCGGTGGTGTCTGCGAGACGATCCCCATGAACTTCACCGTCGACTCCCGGGAGTCGAGGTACCCGGACAGGTCAACCTGACCGAACTCGCCGATCTTGATGTCCGGGTCCCCGAACGTCAACATCCTCGACGC